CTCTATAATAGAATTTTTTTGATTTTTTATATTAATATATACATTAATAAAAAGATTAGAATATCTAATGGAGACAAAAGATATTTTAATATATAAATTATAATTAAAACAAAATTAAAAAAAATAATATAACGAAATGCCATTACCACATTTTACTCAATTATTAGTTACAGGCTCTCCCGGGGGCCCAGGAACTGACCCACAGGAGCCAGTATATTTAAACTTATTTGAAATAACATTCATATTGCCTACCATCTTACAGGCTCAAGGTAGAGACCCTATTTTGATGTTACAACAGGCAAATAATGTAAGTTTGGATTTAACACCGGATATTAGCACAAAGGAGCAACGTTTTAAATACTCAACAAGAGCATTTATGACTACTCCTGAGAAAACACACGTAGATTTTGATATAAAATTCAATGTTAACGTAAATAATCAAGGTTCTATGGAAACTTGGAATGTGTTAAAAGCATGGTATGACTTAGTATGGAACTCACAAAATGGTACTTTACATTACAAGAGTGATATAATTGGTACTATTATTGTTAACCAACATGATAGAAAAGGTGTTGTATTAAGAAGAGTTACTTTTCAAAATGCTCAAATTAAAGGTGTTGGTTCGATAGAATTAGATTGGAGTCAAAACTCTAGTATATGGGAAAATGTGACAGCTAAATTTGTAGCAGACTACTGGATTGATGAGTATATTGATGGTAATTTTACAATTCAGCCTCCTTTGATTCCTGGATATTAAACAATTTATTTATTTTAATGTATAATCTAATATGGATTATATAGAACAGATATTATCAGATAAAAATAAAAATAAAAGTGAAAAGTGGATAAGTGAAAACTTCTCTACTTTTCACTCTTTTATTAATAGCCTTTTTTATCTCGATATTTCTTGGAAAGAAAAATTATATTTACATATACATTCATTGGATAATTCACCAAATTGTTATTGTGGAAAAAATGTTCATTTTATCAGTATAACAAAGGGATATAGAAAATATTGCTCAACTTATTGTTTATCCAATGACCCTTCGATTAAACAAAAAAGAAAAGAAACTTGTTTTGTTAAATATGGTGTAGATAATCCAATGAAGGATACAAAAGTTCAGGAAATTTATAAAAAGTCTATAATGGAAAGATATAATGTTGAAAATATATCAAAATTAGAAGAGACTAAAAGAAAAGTAGAAAATACTAATTTAAATAAATTTGGTGTTAAATATTTATCACAAAAACAAGATGTTAGAGATAAGTTGAGTATAATAATGAAGGAAAAAACTAAAAATTTAAATCAAAAAAAGAAAGATAATTTAATTTTATATCTAACTGATAAGGTAAGTAAATATAATATTAAGTTCGTCGAATTAGTAGATACATCTATTTATAAGTTAATATGTAAAAATAAACACCAATTTGAAATACATAAAAATACTTTAAATGATAGAATAAATAACAACAATACTATTTGTACAATTTGTAATCCAATTAATAATGAGTCTGATGCACAAAACCAACTATATGATTACATATCTTCTATTTATAATAATCAAGTAATCAAAAATGATAGGACATTAATTGGAATGGAATTAGATATTTATTTATCTGAATCTAAAATTGCATTTGAGTTTAATGGTGTCTATTGGCACTCTGATAAATATAAAGATAAGAATTATCATGTTAATAAAACTAATATTTGTTTAGAAAAGGGTGTTCAGTTAATACATATCTGGGAAGATGATTGGAAATATAAAAGATCAATTGTTGAATCAAGAATAAATAATCTATTAGGCAAATCCAATCGAATTTGGGCTAGGCTGTGTCAAGTAAAGGAAGTATCATTTAATGATACTAAATTATTTCTTGATGAAAATCATATACAAGGGAGTGTAGTTTCAAAATATAATATCGGTTTATATTATAAAGATAAATTGGTTAGTTTGATGACATTTGGTTCTTTAAGAAAATCTTTGGGACAAACGAAGAGGGAAGATCAATATGAACTTTTAAGATTTTGTAATAAATTGAATTTTAGTATTACCGGAGGGGCTTCTAAAATATTTAAATACTTCAAAAATAAGTATAATCCTAATTTAGTAATAAGTTATGCTGATAGATGTTGGTCAAATGGAAATCTTTATAGAAGGCTGGGATTTAGTATGGATGGAATTACTCAACCAAATTATTATTATGTAGTTAATGGAATTAGGAAAAATAGATTCAATTATAGAAAGGATATTTTGGTAAAAGAAGGATATGATAAAGAAAAAACTGAATTTGAAATTATGTCAGAAAGAGGTATAGACAAAATTTATGATAGTGGGAATTTAAAATTTACATATAAAAAAAAATAGTAATATGAAATATTTAAAAATTTTTGAAGAATTTCACAAAGATGAATTAAATGAAGAAATATCATTAAAACCAATAGTTCCTTTAATATCTTCTTTGTTTATTAGTTTAAATTCATTAGCTGGAGTTTTTATAGCACCAACTACTGCTGTTGTTTCTACCAAACCCCTTTTCCCAAAGGGATATGTAATTAATGAATTAGATAATGTTTTTAATGATTTAAACACATTAAAAGAAGAGGTCAAAGATCCGGAGTTATCTGATTTAATAAAATCTGTTGATCATTTAAAACAGGATAAATTCACAAGATTTTCTCCTGATGAAATACTTGATGTTTGCTCTAAAATTGAAAAGTTTGCTAAAGACAATGATATGTATGATCAAGATATAAGTGATTCTTTAAATCATATTAAATCTAAAGATATTGAAAAATTAAAAATTGATTATAAAATTTTGTTTAAAAAATCTAAAGATGCTGTTGATGAGAACTCTAAAATAATTTTAATCATTTTACTAGTTTTAATATTATTAATTCCAATATCTGGATATGTTACTCGTAAATTTATAGCTTAAAAATTACTTTTATGAAATATATAAAAAAAATACTATATGAAATACTTAAAAACATTTGAATATTACAATCATTATCAGGAAACATCTTGGATAGACACTATTGATGGAAAAGAGGTAACTATAACTATTGGAGAAATAGAGAAATATCTTAATAATTCACCAGTAGTTGAAATACCAGTTGATGAAATAAAGGATATGTGTATTCATAAAGATAAAAAAGATGAAGCAACTAGAAAAAGGGCAGAAGCTGCTGACCTATCATTTCCTATTATTATATCAAAGAATACTGATGGTAAATATAATATGATTTTAGATGGACACCATAGATTACAAAAGGCTATAAATACTAATGAAAAGTATATAAAAGCAAAAGTCTTAGATTTAAAAACCGCACCGAAGGAATATAAAATTATGTTTAGATAAAGCCTTATAGCATGATAAGAAAGAACCTGAAATGTCAATTTCTTCAAAATATTTTATATATTTCATAATGTATATATAAAATATTTTGAAGATAAAATATAAGATTATTTCTTTATCACATTGATGACTTTCTTATTTTCATTCTATTATATCCTTGATTTTACGATCTCTTAGTATCATTTTAATCCAATCATCTGACGGTCTTTCACTTTCACCATCTACATCCAATTTCCAATGACTACCCACTGTCATGTGTTTACAACCGGCTGAGTTATATATATCAATTGTATCGCGATTAGAATAATCACCTTCTTCAAATACACCAGCGTAGCATCCAATATTAGATCCTTCAACTGTATAGTTAGAATATCCATGATCTTGTATATAACACAACTCACATGATAAGCAAGTTTTAAAATTACTAAAATAATCAGTCGCTAATCTAATATCATTTTCAATCATTGATTTAACATCGCGAGTTCTTATAGGATCTCGCAACTTATCTAAAAATATCAGACTATACATAGTTCCAACATTAACATTGATATTTTTTTTTATAATATGTGTTTCTATTCTATATTGGCTTTTATATTTTGATATAAGAGATAATCCTTTTTGTCCTAATTGATTTATAATAGCATATAAACCTATTTCTAAACCAGATGGCAATTCATCTAGTATAAAGTTTACAGTAGGAAAACCTATTTCAGTTCCTTTACCACTTCCTTTAATTCTTTTACTTGATATAGTTAGCATTTTACAAATGTAAGGATTTTAATTGTTATAAACCCACTTTCTTTGTCCACAATCCCATACTCTAAAAGAGTCCATATCTTCTGTCATAATTTGAACCTCTGTTTTATTTTTATCATATCCTCTTTTAATTAAAAGGTCTTTCCTGTAATTATACCTATGAAACCTAACACCATCTATAACCCAATAATAATTAGGATTTGAAATTGATTCAAATTCAAATCCAAGACTGGAATATAAATCACCACTAAATTTACTTATTTCAGAATATGAAATAATTTTCTTTGAATTAACTTCTTTTAAAAAGTGTTTGAATAATCTTTGTGCACCACCTACTACATTTATATTTAATTTAGAGCAAAATCTAGCTAGTTCAAATACATTATTTTCTTTTTTAAATCCCATTGGAATTCTTAATTCTCCGAAAGTCATTAAACTAACTAATTCATTTTTATAATATAATCCGTATTTATATTTTGAAGCAACATATCCCTGTATATGATTTTCTTCAAGAAAATCTCTACAATCTTTAGCAGATACATTTCTAATTTCGCATTTCCTGGCGTATATTTTATCCTTATTAGCCTGTATCCTATTATTAATAATAGATTTGATAATCTCTTGTTTATATAACCAGTCATCTTCCCATATAAAGATTAAATCAATTCCTAAAGATTTTGCTTCATCATATTTATCAATATGATAATTAATTGGTTTATTTTCCTCCGAATGCCACCACAATCCATTAAATTCAAATCCCAATTTTAATTTAGGTAAATAAATATCTATTTCTTTTCCATTTAAGATCCTCTCATTTGATAGAATCTCATCTTGATAAACTTGTTTGATATGATGTAACAACGAAACTTCCATACCAGATATCCCGGAATATATTGGATTACAAATTGTGCATAATATAGTATTTAATTTATTTCTGCTATATAACATATGCCTATTTATAGTATAAGTATGTCCATTTTTACACTTTGCCTTAATTATTCTTTTATCATAATCTATATCCAATAGTTCATCATTTTGACTATTTAATTTATTAATTACCAATTCTTTTAATAAATTATTTTTGGTTATTTTTATTTTTTCAATTGATTTTATATGAATATCCTTATTCATCCATGGATGTTCAACTCCATATTTTTCTAATGATGTCTTTTTATAGGATTCTTTATAACCACTATTTTTAAATGATTTAATTCTTTTGCTTAAAATTTCTTCACTTTTAGATGGACTATCAACGCCATAATTTTTCAATAATGTTTTTTTAGATTTATATTGTATTAGTTTATTAGACATCGGTGAATTACCACCATATTTTTCATTATTACTTTTTACTATTTTATTTTTAATAATTTCAGACTCAGCTGGCGTTTTTGTTCCAAATTTAGCAATCGATTTTTCTCGTTTTATTTTTTTAATATTCGGGTCTGAAGAAATACATCTAACGCTACAATATTCATAATATCCAATGGTTGAATTTTTATAATTAACGGAGTTATTACAATCTGGATTCTTACATAAAACTATATTAGATATATTATTAATAGCATGATATATTTTTTGTTTAAAAGGTAAATCTTCCAAATTATGTTGTTGGCAAAATTTTATGATATAATCATACTCTTCTGTATAGTTTTTTATTACAAATGTCTCGCGAGACATTTTACCAGTTGGGTCAGAGTTTTTAAATACTTCTAAATTCATTTACATAGTGTGTTTAATATATATATTAAATACACCAATATTTGTTTAATAAAAAAAGTCGTATAGAAATATACGACTTTTATATTTTTTAATTTTCTAATTAGGATTTTATAAATCCACCACTTTGAATTGCTCCGGTTCTTAAGATAGTAATATTATTTACTATAATACCCATCGCTTTTATTGGTTCGACATATGTATCTAATACACCAATTTGATTATCTATTATATCAGGTGTGTTATTTTCATCATCACATTTGTTAAAGTAGTTGTATAAACCATTTTTATTTACAAATTGTTCACAGATTACATCTGCTCTTAATTTTATTTCAGCTCTTACATCAGGAGTGTTAAATTTCCATTGGAAGTCTAACAACATAGCTGAAAGTGATCTTTCCAATTCAATTAATACTTCTCTAACGTGTATGTAAGATAATGATGATTTGTATTCTGTTTGAGCTGTGTTTTCAGTTTCAATTACAAATCCTCTATTTCTCTTATATACAATTGGATTCATTTGAGCTCCATTAAGGTTTTCAATATCAATGTTAGTGAAATCAGTTTCAACATTGTTGAATCCAGTTACTTTACCATTTGTAACACCTGCTGCTACTGTCCAAGGAACGATTGAAGAAATATTTGAATTTTGTTTTTTCATATAAGTAGTAGCTACAAACATTGCTGGTGGTAAATCTAATGGTCTACCGTTATCACTTACAGTTAAGTAAGGAGTGAAATAACCAACCGTGGTTACACCTTGTCCTTGACCAAATGAATACAAGTACAAAGGATTTAGTGAAATGTTACCACCTGCAGCGACAAGTGCGGTATCTAATACTCCATTAGTTAAGAATGAAGGATTAGTTGATGATGCGAATTGTTTTATTGAAGGCATATTTAAGAATCCTAAACAATCTAATCTTCCACCACAGATGTCCATTAATTGTTGTTTAGAGTTAGAAATTAAACCTAATCCGAATGAATCGATTAAATATCTGAAGTCAATTGCATCTTTATTAACTAAAGCGTTATATAATGGTGTTCCAGCTGCAACTAAGTTTAAGATTTGATTTTGTCTAACTTCAGTGCCATCAGGCATTGATGCTTGTCTAATTTTAAATCCGTTTAAGGTAATAGCTTTGTAAGTACTAATATACTCTTCTATTTTCTTATATCTAGTTGTTTGCCAGATAGGATTAACTGAGGTTCCTAAGTTATTAACTGCGATTTTAGAATCACATGATAATTCGACTAAAGTAGTATCAGCTGGATAGTATCTCTTACTTAATACTCTTGTTAATCTTCTTGGAACTTCTCCAGGTTGTAAGCTTGATGTATCAACATAAGCTTCTAAGAAGTCACCTATAACGATATTAATATATCTTGTTGCATCTACAAGAACCTTATTAGGTGATGATTGATATCCAGCAGGATATACAACATCTACAGATTCTTTGTAGTTTAATCTATCAGAGAATACATTGAAACCATATTGAGCGTATTCTAACTCATTAAAGAATGTAGATCCACCAAAATTAGGACCTAAATCTAAAGGTAATGAATCACCAACAGAATCTACGAAACTAACTGTTAAGTTATCAGAAGAATCGATATACATTTTTAAGTAATGTTTTAAATTAACATTATAGATATTTGTAACAGTAGTTAAGTATTCATATACGACTGTAGTTGATAATAAGAATGCATACATACCATCATTACCATTACCAGTGCCACCAAATAAAGTAGCTTGGTTAGTATAATCTTCGATAGTTATAGCTCCAGTGTTTAACTGTGCTGTTGGGAATATCATTAAATCACCAGACTGAACAGTACCGTTTGGCCATCCATTAGCGGCTGATCCAGTTTGAGTTTGTAATACAACGTAGTATAAACCGTTTTTGATTTCAAATGTTACATTAAATCCACCGTTTTCAATATCCATTGGATCTACAAAGTTAGTATATAGATAATCCATGTCATTGATGTCTCCGTTATAGTAATCTAAATAGAATTGAGAGTATTTAGCTACTACACCAGAAGCTGTAGTTCCAATTAAAGTAGTTGTAGTCATACCGTTTGAACCAACGATGAACTCGTCATCTTTAACATAGAATACTAAGTTACCTTTTACACTAATATCTGTGTAAGAAGCTAAACCTGATAATTGGAAAGATTTATCTAATAAAGTAGATGTTACAACATTAGATACTGTTACATCAGCTAAAGATAATTTTTCTTGAGTAACTCCATTAACTATAGTCGCCATTTCAAAACGACTTGGTGAGTTAAGATGACTTACAATATTATTAAAGTATTTAATTTTTCTATATTGCCCATAGTTACTTAATGATGGAGCTGCTGCAGTATCTAAGAAAGTTACTACTACATCGTTACCAGAAGTAGACACTGTGTAATCAGTACCTAATGCTAAATCATTGTAACCTGTTTGATTTACATAAACATTATGATAATTAAAATTACTAAATTGACCGTTTGTGCCTAAATAAACAGTTGCATATCCTAATACTAAATCATTAGCACCTACAACAGGATTTACATTTGTTAATGTACCATTTACTGAACCAACTACACCAGTGCTATGTAATACTAAAGTAGAGGTATAAGTTGCTCCTGTGTTAGGGAAACTTGAAGTTGCTACAGTATAGCTAGCTGTAGTTGAATCTACAGTTACTCCTAAACCACCAATAACAGCATAAGGCATATTGTAACTTAAATTGAAGTTAACTGAAGCGGTAGTTGACGAAGCAGTTGCTGAAACACCACTAACATATCCTTCAGAATAGTTTGCTGTTCTTTGATAAGTTGATGTGGCTCCTCTAAATGATGATGAATAAGAAGCACTTACGATAGCCCAAACATTTCCTGGTCTATCAAGTGGAACATCACCATAAGGCATTTGTTGAGTAATTGTATCTTGATAAGATAAGAAGTTAATAGTTGATTGTTCGGTACCAACTAAGTTATTACCGATTAAATCAAGCATTCCCATTGAATAATCTGTTTCAACTAAATCAATGTTGAATGTGCAGAACACACCAGTTTTATCAGTATCTAAGTTAACAATAGTTTCAACAAAGATATTCTTACCATTTAAATCTCTGAAATAAGGGATTAAAGATAAACCTTCATAATATGCTAATAAATTAACGTTTCTATCATTAGTAAAGTTACCAACTTGGCTTGTGATAAGACCAGTTGATGTGAAATATGATGACCATCTTGGGTCAACTGATAAGCTTTTATAATTTGACCAATCTCCGGCTACAACAACAACATCTACTAAATAATCAGAAGCATAGTCATTTGGATTCAAATATGGTGGTATTAAATCATTAGAACCATACCAAGTAGTTAAACTAACATCAAAACCAATTGCATTTGATTTGAATACAAATATGCTCACTGGCTTATCAGAAAGGTTAGTCATACTAAGTACAACATTACTATAATCACTATCATCTTTAGTGAGATTAAGGAATGCTTCAGTGTCTCTTTTCCAGAAACCTGTAGTATTGAAGAACTTTCTGTAGGAATTTGAAAGTATATCTCCATTTGATTTATCAGTTGCTGCTGATAATGATTTATATTGGATAGTATCCAAATTATCATCAGTAGCTAATAGATTAAGAGCATATACCGGACTAGACTCTAACATCTTAGTAATAGTTCTGTGGAAGAAAGATCCTTTTCTTTCTAAACCTCTATCAATATCACCAAATATATTGGTTAAATCATTAGTATTGGTTAATAATACAGGTGTATTAACTGGTCCTTTTTTAGAGAAACCAACAACCAAAGTGTTTAACCCTTGAGTTATAGGGCTGGTAATAATTGATCTATCATACTCTTCTATGAAGATGCCAGGTCTTTTATACTTGCTTATTTGAATAGCCATATTAAAATGTTTATTTTTATTAACTTATATATTATATTTTAAAATCAGATTTTTTCTCATTTTATTTAGTTTTCATAAAATAATCTATTCTTTTTTTATTATTAACTAAATCCTTCTGCATCTGTTTTAATTTATCTCTTGTATTTCTTTCAAGTGTAACAATCTCATTTTTAATTTTAGATATCTTATCATTCAAATCGCCAATTTTTGATTGTGTGTAATCAACGTCATTTTGTAAAGAGTCTTTATTATCTGGATTAGATGCAATATCAGACTGTCTAGTAGATAATGTATCCTTCTGTGTATCTAAGTCATCCTGAATATTTTTTAATTCTCTTTTCTTCTCAGCTGCTTGCGCATATAAACCAAATAGAGGATTATTAAATTTAATCTTCTTCTTATCTCCTGTATTCTGTGGAATAAACTTCTGAGCAAATAACTTATTAATTAAATCTTTCTCATCTTTATACGTAATATAGATATTATCAAGAGTTACTCTTTTAGTCATAAACTCTTTAACATCTGCCTCTAACTTATTAAAGCTTGTTTTATCTGCTGCAAATTCAGCTGGATCATTTTGGTCAATAATAAATTTTTCACTTATAAAATCTTTATACTTCTTTATCATTTTACTTACTTGATTGGAATGATTTTAATATATCATCATTTTTTTCATTAGGTATAAGATAAGGCGCTGGTAATTTTTTGATAGTCAATAAATCAAGTTGTTGCTTTTCAACACCTTTTCTATCTTTGAAATTAGTCGGTACAACTAGATACTCAATCTTTTTGACATTCATTGTGTAGTCCTTAACATCACCAACATTATCTAAAGAAACATATTTAAATACAAATTTGTTTCCTACTGTGAATGTATTGCCCTTCATAATAGCATATCCTACATTAAAGTCCATTTTTGATTTATATTGAATACCATTTACTTTTTTATCTTCGATAGATTCAATTTTAAGTTTCTTTTCCTTTAAAGCATCTGTTACTAAAGATTGTGAAGGATTATCTTTAGAACTTACTTGATATTTGAACATCACCCATTCACCATCTTTTGCTGATTTAAATGGGTAAACTATGAATACCGCATTATCTGTAGTTACTTTTAAAACCTTATCATTTAAATTAGATAGTTTTAAATTCTTAGTTTTAAAAGTATCAACTGCGCTACTAAAGAAAGGATCGTTTTTATCACCTTGGTCTTCTTTTGGTATGGATGGATCAAATCTTGGAGTTTTATCTAAGTTTTCAATTTCTCCACCACTTGTAGATGATTCTACACCAAAATATTTTCTAAATATGTCTTGTCTATGATTTTTGAAATAACCCTCGTGAGCTAACATATCATTTATAAAACTAAATAAAGTTTTACCAGATCTCTGTGTTTTTTGATCCATAGGTGTGCCGGTTGTTGATTCTGCCTCTGAAACAAATTTAATGTTAGCCAAAATTTTTCTATAATACTTATCTTCTAATAATTTTGTTATACCATCTTGCCATTTATCATATACTCTTTTCGCTGCCCAAGGACCAAAGTCAACCGATATACCTGTTCCAGATGGTTGAGTCCTTGTTGAACCTTTTCCTATATATTCATATTCTCTTAAAGTCTTCTGTGAAATAATTCCACCAGGACGACCAGATGGTATGTAATCTGTTGCGTAAAGTCTATAGGCTCTTCCAAAAAGATTTACGATTTTAATTATATGATCATCATTTACCGCATCGCTTGCTTTTAAATTTACTTCTTTATCAGCTGATTTTTCAATGTCTTCTCTTAATTTCACATCACTATCGGTAACCTTCCATTCTTTTTCTTCACCTGGTTTAAAAAACTTAAACCAAGACTTCTTAACACTATCACCCTCAACTTCAGTTGTAGTTTCTTTTGTGTCTTCAACCGGTTCATTTTTATCAGTATCGCTTTCATCTAAATCAACGTTATCTTCATCCGCCTCTTTTATTAAAACAAAAGATGAGTAATCAAGAATTACAGATTCTTTTTTAATAACTGGATAAGACTTGTTCATCTCATTGAAAGATGTGACGAAAAGTTTTATATGATTAGTTGCACCACCAGTATCACCAGAAGCACCATACGCACCTAAAAGACCTAAATCTTCTGAAAAAGCTAATAAAACTCTACCGAATAAGGAAATTGATTTGGCAACATCATTTACAGATGGACCTTGTTCTTCTGTGATTAATTCATCGAATGATATTGGCTTACCAACATTATCATAATTTATAACAACTTGTCTACCGATTTCAAGTATTTTTACTTTTGACTCTTTTATTTTATCAATACCAGTAGCATTAATTAAAGAGTCTATATAAGGTATAAATTTTGAAATTCCAGATTTATTATAAGCATTCACAACTTTTTTCCAAGCTGCTTTTGCGTGTAACTCTTGATCTTTGATATTAGCAGAAGCTTCGTTCATAAGATAAATCATTGACTCAGGAATAGATGATTCACCAGGCTTTTCAGCTTCAGGTTTAGGTGTAACTTTTTTTCCTTGAAGTGTTTCCAATCTTTTAGTCAAATTTTTTACCTCTTGAGTATAAAAATTTATTTTTCCTTGGTCTTTCTTGGTAGTAAATATAGTAACAGCTTTTTTCGCCTCAGCTAACTTTGCATTAACATCATTAACTGAATTAGTTCTCATTTTCTTATATTTTTCTTCATCAAAAAATGTTCCTGCTCTAACTCCAACATTATCACTAACTTTTATATCAAGTTTAACAGTATTATTCTTAATATCTAAGTGTATTCTTGATACTGCAATTAATAAATTTTTAGAGTTTTGATAGAATACTTTAGTAGCTTTAGACTTCTCATCTTCTGATCCAGATGTTTCACCTTCTTCTTTATCACCTTCTTCTTTTAACTTAAGCAAATCTTCTTTGAATTTTTCTAACTTTTGTATCAAGACTTCCTTATTTGGCATTTCAACCTTTTTTACTTCTTCAATAACTTGATCAATAAGACCTTCTGTAGTTGGAGTACCAAGTAGAATTTCTAATTTTTCCTTAACATCTTTATCACCAGTAGACTCATTGTATATTTTTTCTAGAATTCTTCTAGCAAGTAAGTTTCCAAATTCTTCTTTTTGTTTATCATCCGGTAAATAAACTCCGAGTAAAGCATTTAATTCTTCCTTAACAAGGTTTACTAAATTATTAACTTTAGTATAATTATATCCGATTTTTAATTTTCTAATACTAGAATTTATTAATCTTCCAAGAAGTGACCCACCCCATGTAATATCATTACCAAAAGCATCTGCTACTGCTTCATTTAATTTTGTTTCGATTTCAGATTTATATAAGTTTTGAGATTTTAGATATTTCATACTAAAATGATACATTTATTTTGATTATATATTAAATTAATAAAACACAAAATTTAGAAAATCTTTTTTAATATATAATTAAAATAAAAAACTGATATGTATATCAAAAATTTTGATTCTTTCAATGAAGGCTTATTAGGAGATTTTTCTTCCAAATTAAAAAAAACCTTTTCAGGTTTAAAGCCTTTCTTTTCCGGAAGTAAAGAGAGTAGTAAATTAAAAAAATGGGATATATCTTCTAAGAAAATATCAGATACTTATTTTCAATTTATACACAATAATAGAGTGATAGCTGAGTTAAAATTAGTAGATAATGTATTCAATCGTCCTACATTTGGACTTACAATATACTTTTATGAGACTGAAATTGAAAATAAAAAGAACTTATCTTTGAGTAAAAAATTTGAAGGACAAGAAGAGCAACCTTATACAAAAGGAAGTAAAAAGTTCTTTAGTGTAGATGAGGCAATTGACTATTTAATTGCTTATTGGTCTAAAAACACTAATTCAGGTAAAGCAAAAAATCCAGAATTTAAAATAAAAATAAGTTAAACCAGTTTTGCTGATTTAACTTTTTCAGTTTTTTCGACTTCTACAACATCCTCAAAGCAAGAATCTTCTTTTTCTTCTGGTGCAATTACAAATAATAATGCACTTTGTAAATATTTTCCAGTTTCTAAGATTCGATAGAAAATATTACATCCTTCAAAGGTTTCTTTTCTTTCAATAACCTCAGTTACGTGATAATATGAACCTTTCAAAGCTCGAATTACTTTTGGATCTGAACTGTGTCCGTCTTTTATACATAATACTCGCATATTGATATATATTAGATACAAATATACAAAAGTTTTTTGAATCTATAAAATTATTTTTTTTTAAAATTTCTTAAAAAATCCACTTACGATACTTTATTATTAAAAATTAAAATATATATGTTATTAATTTTATGAAATACAAAGAGTTATTTTACAAAGATACTTCTATTAAAGAAGAATTTATAATTATAAAAATCTTACACCAAGAAGGATTCCATTGGATCATCGACTCCGAGATCGAAGATGCTTCTATTGAAATAATCAATAAGACCCTTATCTGGAATTCTGGTAACTTTTATTCTGGCAATTGGCACTATGGGATCTGGAAAAATGGTAATTTTTACGGAATCTGGGAAAACGGCATTTTTGAAAATGGCAATTTCAAAGGTAAGTTTATAAGTGGTATTACATCCCCATCCGTAAAAATATAAAAAAAAAACTCAAGGTTATGAAAAAGAGAAGAGATGTAAAAGAAAACAATGTTATAATCTTCAAAAATAACAATGTTAAAATTACACAAGAACCTAATCAAGATCTATTTTTCGAAATTAAAAAAGAAATAACAACTGATTTAGCAGAAGCTGTCGCACTTATGATGAATATCGAAGACAAGAATTTATGGAACTTAGAAATTAATCATAATATACAAATAGATCCTGAAAAGTGTTTATATTGGTTAAGTGGTGGTAACAAAGAGTGGATTTTTTTAGAAAATTATAATAGACCTTGGGTTGATTGTTATTTAGATTTTCAAGAAGAATTTGGGTTTATAATTATTGAGATTATTAAAAATTCAAAAACATTAGGCGATATTAAAAAGGGATTGCTTAAATATCTTAATTTACCTACATTATATGATTTTGCTCTGTGTAAAGGTTTTGTGAGATAGTATTTTAATATATACTATTATGGATGAAATAAAAAAAGGTATTTGTAAAAACCCTTGGTGTAAAGCCACCTTTGAATACAAAGAAGATAAAAGACCTGATGTTTGCCCAAAATGTAAAAGTTTTGATAGTGAATTATCAGGCGGAGTTTCTTGGAATGAAAGAAAATATGACGGACCAAGAATGGATGGCTTACCACATCAAACATCTTTAAATATTAAAAAATACGCAAGATGAGAGCTCATATATTCGACTTAGATACCTTGGTTAAATTAGAACAATATTGTTGGATAGTAGATAAAACTAAACCAAATATACCTTTATTGAAAATAAGCCAATCTGATTTTAAATTAATAAAAAGTGGAATCTATAAAAATCAAGGAAACAAAGTCGATTTTAATGGCATTACCTATTGGTTATCAAGTGAATTATCAAATAAATTAAAAGTTAAATTAAAAATATCACATTCAAGTCTAGGTAATCTTGGGATATCAATGCAAGAATTCCTAAATAAAGATATCATAGATGATATGAAACCAGAATTCTTATTAGATAATATTCTACACCTAAAGAATTCTAATGATGATATATTCGTTGTGTGTTCAAGACAAACAAAAAATAACTATCTAAAAATTATAGAAAAGCTAGAACAAAAATTAAAAGAAGAAGGATTACAAATTAAAAATTTTTATTATATCTCAGAGACTTTCTATGACCAAAATAGTGATGATATCAAATATAAAAAGATAAGATTATTACTACAACATTTAACTGGATATAAAAATGATGATACTAAATTCATCAATGAAGAAGTTGAATTTTATAATGTTGTTGAATTTTATGATAACCAATTTGATACTTTGAAAATTGCAGATGAAGTTAATACCACTCTTAAAATGTTATTAAAAAAAACAGAAGATGGTTTGAAATCTGTTATCAAAGAAGACATTTCAGAAAACAAGCCAGTTTTAGTAGTGAATCAAATATCAGAAAATTTAGTTAATAAAAAAGTTAGTAAGAAAGTTAATATTGAATATTTAACATTTCTTAAAACATTTGAAAGTTTCAAATTAAATAGAATTAATGAAACAAATACATTTGAACAGAAAAAAGAATATTTAAATTCCTTAATTAAAATAATGAATAATAAAATGGAGTATTGTGAAGATTTGAAGGAATTAGAAATGTATAACTATGATAAAATTCAATCAGATATAGAAGATTGGTTAGATGAATGTAACATTTTATTCTTTGAAAATGATGCTGACTCTGATTATGTTAATCAATATAGAGCAGATATGGAACGTTTTGGTCCTAAAGAAGAGGATATTACAGAGACATTATTAGATAATTATATCAAATCTGGTAAAACTTTTAATAGTAAATTGGCAGATATTTTAGATAAGCTCTAATTATCCTTTATTTTTCAAATATTTATCAATCATATCATTCAAGCCCCTTGAATCCATAATTTTAGTATCTTCTTTCTCTTTTTCAGTCTCACTTTGTATAGATTCAACATTGGATAACTCATTTAAACCTAAATCTTTTCTAGTTTCTTTATAGAACTTTTCGAGCTCAGTTCTTTGTGTAGATGAGAATTTAGAGTTTTCTCTAATTTGTGATACGGTTTGGTTTATAACTTCATGCATTCTCGCACTATTATCGCCGTTATCAACCTGTCTTAGTTGTGTAAGGAAGTTTTTTCTTGTCATTTTAGAAAGAAATATAGTCTCGGCATAAACTAAAGCATCTTCTTTCATTTTATTTTTAATATAAGGATGCTCAACTACCTTTTTAGCGTCTCCTAAATATAAATCTACTAGACTCTCTAATAAATCCATAGCTTGCTCACTAGACTGCGTTAAGTCAGCATCATAGTCATAAATTTGAATTTCTCCTAAATCAGGTAGATCATCTTTTTTAGCCAGATACTTTGAAATATCTATATCTTTTGACCCATCTTGAATTCTTTCAAACTCATTTTGAAGCTCATTTATTTTCTGCTCTTTCTTATCACTCATTGGAGAATCTAATTTTACAATATATATTGAAAATGATTCTATTCCTTTATGCCAGCAGTAAAAGAAGCTCAAGAAAAGAAATTTATATTCAATAGTAAAAATGTCCAAGAGATAACTGACCAAATTAACGATGGATACATCATTAAAAGGTTTCAAAATCCATGGTTTAAAAATGAAATCGGTGTTAGAAGAAGTGGTCTTACTTTTGCCTTAATCGATGATGAAATAGAAGAATATATTAAATGTAAATTAGATATTCATTATTTCGCTGAAAAATATTGTCGAGTTAAAACAGAAGATGGAAGTATTAATAATATTAAATTAAGAGAATATCAAAAAGATATCTTAGACTTATATCATAACGGAAGATTCAGTATCTTATGTGGAAGTAGACAAATTGGGAAATGCTTCTCATTTAATACGTTGATAGAGTTGAAAAGTGGTCAAATATATAGATTCGGAATCCTTTACTACCAAATTCTTTCGGAGATTAGGCCACTAAATTTATTAGAATATTTTAAAATTAAATTGTATAACGCACTATACCTATTAGACAGGAACCAAAAATTTTAATATATAAAAATAAAAAACCATGGAATTTGAAATAATTGATAACTATGATGTAGTAACCTGTCGTATATGTGGTAGAAGATCCAAAAGAATATATGGATTACATCTAAAATATCACAATATAACATCTGAGAAATATAAAGAATTATATCCAGGTGCGCCATTGATGGCAAAAGTTGATACTGAAAAAATGGGCAAGCATATGAGAGATGATAAATATAAAAAAATGTTTCGTGATATGTATGTTGGTGATAAAAATCCAAATCATAAAAGTAGAACTACTGAAGAGGAAAGAAAGTCAAGAAGTCCATTTTCAAAAGATTTTACCAAATATAAAGAAGTTGAAGATAAAGATGAGGTTGTAAAAAGCTTTGCTAAAAAAGCTTTGAAAGATAGAGTATCACCCTTACAAAAGGAATATTATTTAAATAAAGGATTCACTGAACAGGAATCCTTAGAAATTTTATCAAATAGACAAAGGACATTTAGTTTAGAAAAATGTATTGAGAAATACGGTGAGGAAAAAGGACTGAAAAGATGGAAAGAAAGACAACATCTATGGCAAAAGAATTTATTGGAAAATGGAAATATAAAATGTGGATATTCAAAAATTAGTCAAGAACTATTTTATAATATCATAAATAATTACGATGTTTCTGAATTGAAAGATGTTTACTTCTCTACAAAGAATAGTGAATTTTATATCTCAGTAAAAGAAAAAGGATTTTTTGTATATGATTTTTGTGACAAGAAAAGAAAAAAAATTATTGAATATAATGGTGATTATTATCACGCTAATCCAATTATGTTCAATGAATATGATAAGCCACATCCTTATTTGAAAGAAAAGGGTCCGACATCAAAAGAAATATGGAACAAAGATAAGTTTAAAATTGATATTGCAAATCAAAATAACTTTGAAGTTCTAACAGTTTGGGATTCTGAGTATAGAAAAAATAAAAATAGTGTAATAGACAAATGTTTAACTTTTTTAGGAATAATTTAATTAAAATATTATATCTCATAATAGAAGTTATAGAAAAGATAGAATATAGTAAAGTAGATATTGACGAGAATGATATTAATAAAAAAATATTAAATACAATATCCAACTTAAATTTATCTGTAAAGTCAGATTCAGGTTGGGTAGAAATGACCGATATACATATTACACAGCCATATAGACAGTATTATTTAATGTTGAGTAATGGATATTATTTAAATTGTGCCGATAATCATATAGTATTCGATGAAAATCATAATGGTGTATTTGTAAAAGATTTGAAAATTGGAAATGAGGTTCAAACCAATATTGGATTATCCAAAGTTATATCAGTTGAGAATAGTGGATTTAAAGTTTCTATGTTTGATAGTACTATTAATCATAAGGATCATAGATATTATACAAATGGTATATTAAGTCACAACACAGTATCAGCAGCAATCACCATGCTTCACTTTATCACATTCAATAATGATAAAAATATTATGATTGTGGCAAATATTGCAAACACCGCCATAGAAATTATAGATAAAATTAAGTCAATCTATATACAATTACCATTCTTTTTAAAAGTTGGTATTAAAAACTGGAACCAAAGATCCATCATTTTTGATAATGGATGTAGAATTAAAAGCTCTGCTAGAACAAAAACACCAGCTATTGGTTTTACCATTGACTTTCTTTACATGGATGAATTTGCACACATTCCACCCAATATAATTGAAGCTTACTATACCGCTGCATTCCCGACTGTATCAGCTATAGAAAACTCTAAAATTATTATCACCTCTACTCCTAACGGCATGAATTTATTTTATAGATTATTAACTGATGCTGAAAGACCAGAGGGAGACCCATTAAGAAGTAACTACCGTGCAATGAGAGTTTACTGGTATCAAGTTCCTGGAAGATTTGTTACCTATTATAGACTAAATCCTCATAAAATGCACGAATATGGTGTTGCTAAAGAACAAATATTAGAACAAACTCAACAAGTATTTGGAAGTCTGACCAAAGTTGAAATGAAATTTTATAGTGATACACAAAAGAATGTTATATTAGTTTATAATAATGATGCTTGTAGTGACCAAATGGCGAAAGCATTTCAATTTGTAGATTCAAATGGATTAGAAGTTCCAATTCAAGCAATTTCTGAAACAACAACCTGGAAAGAAGAAGCAATCAAAGATATAGGTGGTGAAGATGCATTTAACCAAGAATATGGTCTTAGATTTATTAATTCAAGTAGATCATTATTGAATGAGGCAACAATAGAGGGATTACTAAATAATAAAAAGAATTATGAATGTGAACAAATTTATGAATTTGATAGAAAATTGAAATTCTCTTATAAGGATTTAAAATGGATTGACGATGATGAAGTGTTTATGCCGATACATAGAAAAATTATAAGAGGCGTTCTATCAGTCGATATATCAGAAGGTTTGGGGCAAGACTATTCAATTATTAATATATTTAAACTTGCACCAAAGTCTAAGGAAATTATTGAACTACAAAAGCATACTTATACTAATATGAGTGACTTCTTTACTTTAGTTCAAATAGGACTGTTTAGGTCTAACTTAGTATCAGTTAAACAACTTGCAGAAATCTTTTACCTATTGGTATTTGAGTATCTAAACTATGATAATTTTAAAGCGGTATTGGAATTAAATAACTATGGAAATGAATTTTTAGCTCATTTACCACACGTATTTGATAGTAATAACAACTATGGCTCAAGTATATTCTTCAAGTATAAACACAAAGCAGATGCTATTGAAGAAAGAGTTGGATTAAAAATCACAGATAATAAAAATTTACTAGTTAAAGAATATCAAGATGCTATGGATAAAAAGAAGTTTGTAATTACAAACGAAGATAACATTAGAGAGATTACTACCTTTGTTAAACATATCACATCTGCTGGAAATATAAGATATGCAGCAGATATCGGAAATGATGATACCACTATGTCCTTAGTTAATGCCTCAAGTGTTTTTGCTAAACATGATTTTAGACAGATGTGTGAAGATTATGCGGCTACTCTCTTAGATACAGAAACAAGAAACTATTTTAATCTTATCTTGAAAGAAGCAGACTTTTCAGAAGCAGCTGACTATTCATCTATTATTAATATCAATAAACAAAGAAAGATGATGAAACAATTTCAAAATCATGTTTATAATAACGGTAATCAGTATTTTGGTGGTAATTTTAAATTATAATTAGGCATTTTCCATACTAACAGTAAGATTAGCACCTTTTAACTTCTTATACATTTCAGTAATAGTCTCTTTATCACCTCTTTTAACATCACATTTACCAGTGAAGTGAACAAGATGAGCACACTGAGAAGCCTGTTCTGGTTCATGACCACAAACTTTAATTAAACACTCAATTACCCAGTCAAAAGAATTATAATCATCATTGTGTAACCACAAAATAAATGGTGAATTAAGTTTATCTTGTAAATCAGTTTGTTGTTGTTTTTTAGTTATCGTTGGCATATATCACTATTTATTAAATTTTATTTTTTTTCCTTTAGAGTAAATTAAAACTGAATCTATTTTTTTATCTCTAATATCATTTTTATGCTTCGACATCCAAGCATATACATATCCAGTTGAGCTTGTTCTCATAATATGTATAGGTTCCTGTTTACAATTAGGACATTCCTTACAATTATAATAATCATCGGTTTCCCATTCATGTTCACAATGGTAACACCACATATGTTCAGATATCTTAGGTAACATTTTATAACATTTGTTTTTTGTTAATTACATCAATAATAGTTACCTTAATACGTTGTTTCTTTCCCCATTCTACAAATCTATCTAAATGTTCATGTCTATCATCAAACATAATAAGCTCTTCAGCTTTAGGATTTACATTGATTAATGTTTCAAATAAATAACATTTGAAGTTAAATGTATCTCCACCTGTGTTACAATAAACATCACATTTAATATTATGTAAATCTAAAACCTTTTTTACATGAGGCTCTAACTTTTTCAATCTGCCTGTTGCAATAAAAACATAGTTAGAAGGATCGGATTGATATTCATCAAATTTGTTGAAAACCCACTGGTTTAAAGCAGGGTAAAATATCTTGGTATTCAGAGATTCTGGATTTACCCACCATCCCCTACCTTGAAAACTCAATCCGGTTTTATGTTCCCATTCTACTCTTCCAGTTTCAGGAGTAGGCGTGTGAATTAAGGTTCCGTCGAAATCAAATGACACTATTCTTTTAAACATTGAATTTATTTATTTTTAGGTAGAAAATAATTTTAGATATATATTACAAATATAGACAAAGTTTTTGTAAAAATAAAATAATTTATGGCTGAAGATCAACAAACACCTGATATTTCCAATAAAAAAATAGTTTATTCTATTATTGGTCTTATTATAACTATTATTATGTGGACTTTTTCAGGTATCAAAGATAATCAAAATCTTCAGAATCAAATTAAACAAATACAAAAACAAAGAGATTCATTACAAAATAATATTAATAATCTACAAACTGATTATAAGTCTTTACAAAGTGCAGACTCATTAAAATATATAAGATTACAACAAATTAATGATAGTTTAGTAAATATCGAAAGTGATTTACAAAACTCATTAGATAATTTAAATAATCTACAATCTTCAGTGGATTCTATTAATAATAAAATAAAAAATGACACATTTATTAAAAGAACTGGTGATGATTTAATAAATTCACTTAGAAAGAAATTAAATTAATATGAAAAAACTATTAATATTGATATTTATTTTAATTAGCTTTAGTTTAAAATCACAAACTATATACCCATCATATTATATTAAAAATGGTGATACATTAGGTGTTATTATAACAATTCAACAAGCTCAAAAAATAGATAATGATTATGATTTATTATCATTATTAAAAGAATATAAAACAAAACAAGACAAATTAGATTCATCTTATCTCGTGGTTATAGATAATTATGGTAAAGAAGTGGCTACTTTAAAACTAAAAATATCTACATTAGAAGACTTAAATAATGGAAAAAATTTAGAAATAGCTAACCTAAAATCACAAATAGATGGATATAAGCAAGACAAATTATTATCAGATTTACAATTAGCAAAAAAGGATACTATTATTAGTAATTATAAAGTTCAAAATATAAAATTAAAAGTTCAAAGAACAGTAGCATTTGGTGTAGGAGGTGGATTAACAATAGTCGGAATTATACTTTTGCTATTTGTAAAAAAATGACTTTTTGTTTATAATATATAGTAATATAAAAAAATTATTTCTTAAAAAATGAAACATGTAAGAAAATTTGAATCATATTCTAAAAAAAGAAAATTAGACCAAGCGATTAAAGAAAGCGTTATGGTTGTTGATGATGTATATAAAGTAAGAGTCACTGCGGATATACCTCAATCTTTATTAAATGCTTATATTAAAAAAGTTAAAGATACTTTAGATAAAAATGCGAGACAATTTTTCTCTGATGTTGAATTAGCAGAAGAAATTACAAAATTTGTTCTACAACAAGGTTTAAATATCGATAAGTTAGAACCATCAGCTTTATTTGGTGGATCACCTCAAGCTCAAAGTCAAGCTCAGAGTCAAGCTCAAAGTCAGCCTCAAGTTCAAGTTCAATCAGAGCCAGCTCAATCACAAGCCCAAGGCCAACCACAAGCCCAAGGACAACCACAAGCCCAAGGCCAACCACAAGCTCAACCAGCTCAAGGCCAATCACAAGGTGAATTTGAAGAAGTTCAAGGTCAAGAAAAGAAAGAAGAAGGTGAAGAAGAAGTAGCTCAAGGTGAAGAGGAAAAGAAAGAAGGTGAAGAAGAAACTGAATTACCTATTTAATTATTAAATAAATTAAAAAAACCCACTTAACTAAGTGGGTTTTTTATTTGTATATCATCACCAATTTCATTATTTATAAAGTCTTTTACTTCAACTTCAATAGTTTCTGGATCACCATCAATTTCTAAGACTAAATAATATCTATTATTAATTCTTTGTTTATCTAGTAATTTTCCTTCAACAATTTTAGGTTTAATAAAATCTTTATCGACGGCAGGTATCGGAAAACGAGGGGCCAAATAAGTGGTTTCATATCCATCTCCAAAGAAGCCTTCAAATGTTTTTAAATATTTCATTAGGTTATATATTATTTTTAATATATATAATATGGATATAGTCGGGTACTTATAGTTTTGGTCTAATTACTCCAACAGATATGTTAGCTGGTTTGGCACTTAGAGATTAAATCTATTTAATTTGTCATTTAAATAAAATATAATTTTAATATATACATATATGAAGTATCTAAAGATATTTGATGCATTTAATGATCCAATTATTTATAATATAGAAAATAAACACCCATTTTCCGAATTATATAAAGATGATATATTAACACATTTCATTGATAAAGTAGATAGTGGTGATATTAAAATTGAATTCTATGATGAAAATAAAGTCACGAATTCTTTATGGTCAAGTTGGAGAACTAAATTCATGTCTATTCATAATCTTTATAATAGAGATAATATTAATCCTGATGCGGATTCTATTATAATGAGTATGGAGTTAAAACATCCATACATGGTTAGAAATTATTCTTTTGACTATGAAAATTATGCGAAACAAATACTCATTCAATATTTTAAAAGATTCTATAATCATTGGAATATAAATATATTTTTTGTACTTAAAACAATAATCAATTCGGGTAAATATTTCTGTGAGGTTATAATAATTATTCAAGATAACTTACACGATTTTAGATATAAACAAGTATTAAGACCGGGTGAAAAAGTAAGAGAATCTAAAGAATCTGAGGATATTGAAGAAGTTGAAGATTATTTTTTAGAATTAAGTGACCATAAAGATGACGAGTTACCTATTAAAGTAGAAGTAACACGTCATTTAGTTAATAAATCCGATAGTGGCCAAGGTCGTAGAAAACTAAGAGATTTATCAGTTAAAAAGAGAATACCAGGATATAAAATTTGTATTTTCTATGATATTTATGACCAAGTATATGTTGAAAAGACAATATCTGTTGCTTTAAAGAGAATGGATCCATACTATGATGTGTATTATAATCAAATTTCTAAATTTGGCAATGGATATAACTCTAAAGAAATACCTGTACATGGTACAAATAGAGTTGCTTATGTATCAGATCCAATTTGGAAACAAACAATTACTGTTGCTCCAAAAAATATAAATGAATCTTCTAATAATGAATCCAATTTAATTATAGTAGATGTGCAACCAGCATTTAAAAAATTCTTTACTGATAATTATGTTCAAAAGCTAAAAGAATATGCTCAGAAATATACTTATGTTTATCAAATATGGGATAATCACTATCAAGGAACAAATGTAGATAAAGATTATTTATATGATAAAAAGCCAGATATACCAAATGCTGATTTATATAATTTCGGGGAACAGGATTTGATAGAGAAGAGGTACCAATATGATGTTGATGTTGATTTTTATAAAAAAATATTAGATAAAGAAACATATAAAGATGTTAAATATAAAGAAGATAAGGGCTTATTGAGAAGAGGAAATTATTTTCCAACAACTGAAGGAACTATTATTGTTTATATAGGAAATCGGCATGTTTGGTATCACACCCCGAAGAAATTATATGAATTATTTGTTAAATTAAAAGGAAGTGAAGTTACTATGGTAGGTGGCAGTTTTCTGGAATGCTACACAGACATTGAGACAACAGCTAAATCACTTGGTGTATCTATAAAACAAAATCATAATTATATCTACACAGCAACATACTGCCCTATTAAATAAATTATAAGTAAACAAACGAAAAAAAGCTACTATAAATCCAAATCAAATTTTTACTTATGAACAATAAGATGGATTTATATAATGATGATTGCTTTAATATACTGCCAAAAATATCAGACAAAAGCGTTGATATGATATGTGCAGATTTACCATATGGCACAACAAGGTGTAAATGGGATAGCATTCTACCATTGTAGGAATAGAAAAGGAATTAGAATATTATAATATATCCTTAAAAAGAATATCTTCTGTTTAAATATCAAATCCAATTTTAGGTTTATCTAAATTATTTACCAATTCCACCAATACATCACCATGACAAGTCTTTGGCTTACACCAACATCCAAGGGTTTTACCTTTTAATTCATGCAAGTCATTTAATAGATATTTACCATCACCATTTGTGATCCATTCTCTATAAGCTTCAATACACTCTTTCCTTGTTGATAATATGAATTGGGCTCTGGTTCCCTTTTTATATGAAAAGGGGCAACCCCACTTACTTGTTCGATCGATTAATATATCATATGGTTCCTTCTTATGATGAACCACTTTACATTTTTTCATACACCCATCTTTTTTGACCACACCCCCATATTCTATAATATCCTCTTTCATGCATTATTTCTACCTCGGTTTTAGCACCATCAAATCCATCTTTAATTAACTTTTTCTTATTATAATTAAACCTATGTCTTCTGACACCATTAACTATCCAGAAATAATTGGGTTCTGATGTAGAGATATACTTAAAATTTAACTTCTCGTACATACCACCAGTGAACATAGATATATCCGAATAGGATATAACTCTATTAAAATCAAAATTATTCAAAAAATATTTGAATAATTTTGAACTAGCTCCAATGACTGAAAATCCAATCTTATTACAAAATCTAATTAGTTCATATTCTTTCTTTGAATTCGTAAATCTATATCCAAACGTCATTAAACTAACTAACTCATTGTTATAATATAATCCTAATTTTAGTGATGATGCAGAAAATCCTTGAATGTGATTATTATCTAGAAAAACTCTTGAAACATCAGAAGAAACTTCTCTAATTTGGCAATTTCTGGCATATATTCTATTACTTATAATACCAATTCTATTTAATAAAATAGATTTAATTATATCTGATTTATTTCTCCAATCATCCTCCCAAATATGAATTAAATTTATTCCCTTTTCTTCACAAAATTTAGTTTTATCTAAATGATAATATCTTTTTTTATAAAGCTCACTATGCCAATATAATCCATTGAATTCTATCGCCAAATTTAAATTTGGCATATATATGTCAATTTCCTTCCCATCTAAAATAGTTCTATCATTTTTAATATATTCGATATTATTTTCTTCTAAAAGGCTTAATATTTCAGACTGATATGATGATGTTTTATTGTATAATGGATTACAATTGATGCATATAGTTCTATTAGTACTAACTCTTTGATATAAAACATATATTAATATATTATACTCTGAATTACAATTCTTACATATAATGTCAACATTTCCATCATTATAACTTTTGACATCCAAATTTAGATTACTTAATTTAAGTAGATATTTTTCTGTCATTTTTTTCTTTCTAGAAACTTGCATATTTTTCAAAATATCTTCAAATTGAAAATGATGTTCCTTACCAGTTTTTTCTAAATAATTATTTTTTCTTTTTTCTAATATTTCCTTGCTCATTATTGGAAATTGATAACCCCATTTGTTGAGATTTGATTCAATTGTTTTTGATTTTATATCATCAGACTTTGATACATTATCAACTCCATACTTTTGTAAAGTCGAATTTTGTCTTTTTTTATTTATTTCATTTTTTTGATCAGCTGATATATTCCTTTTTGAATTGGATACTTTATTTTTAACTAATTCTGATTTTGATGCAATATCAAATCCCCATTTTTCTAAATTTGTTGCCTTTATTTTGTCTCTAACTTCTTTATTTCCTATTAAACTTTTTACTCCATATTTTTTAATCATAGATTCCTCTCTAATTTTTTTAAAATCTGGATCATCATTTGAACACTTATTACTACAATAAACAGAATAACAACCATTGTAAAATTTAACTTGATTTGTACAAATTTTACATATTGGTATTGATACTATATTATTATAGTAATTATAAATTTTAACTTTGAATGGAATATCAGGATTATTGATATTAAAATCAATAATGTTATTATATAATAATATGTGTTTTTTAACACATCTTTCAGCCCATAAGATTTTGTCCAGTATCTCTAATTCTAGTCTATCCATAATATTATATATTATAGTTATAAATAAGTTTTATGATATCAAACGAATTATCGAATTTTACTTTATAACGAATGTAACCCCTGCCCATCATTAGAAGACTCTATACTTATTACTTTAATGAGATTTTCATTATCTCCTTTTTTCTTATAAATCTCATTAAATCCTTTCGCAAGCCCTCTTTTGAACACTTCAGTAAAGTATGCGAACGGATTATCTGACTTCTCCTCATTGAAGTTATACCAGTTACCGAACATATCTAATAGACCGCTTTGATAGCAATCCATTTTATCATCATTACTCCAATATCTCATTTTTTTAATGGTTCGTTTAGCTAAAATTTCTAACATTAATTTAGCTTTATTGGTCAATTTTCCTTGGGACTTCGAGACAACTATCTCGCTAAATAAATCCCTGTTATGCAAATAGATAGGCTTTTTATTATTTTTTATAGAGACAACCTCTTATTTTTAGTATATATTACTTTTATATGATTGTTTTCAGTATTGATTCAATATCATTAAATTTATCATAGTTTATTTCTAACTTCATTTACTAACTATTTATTTCAAATTTTATTTTACCACAATCCCATATTTTATAAATATTATTTTCACTCATTATTTCCGATTCCGATTTTGATATATCAAATCCCATTTTTTTTAGACTCTTTTTTTGAAATCCCTGTTTATTTCTTCTTAATCCCTTTACATTATATTTATAATCCGGCTTTATTATAGATGATATCTTAAAATTATTTTTTAAATATATATCACCACAAGACCAGGAAATGTCAGCATATGTTATTATTCTATCAGGATTTTTTTTGGATATAAAAAATTTTAATAATTTGGAAAATCCACCAATTACACTATAATTTATCAAAGAGCAAAACCTAGATAAATTCCATCCATTTTTACTCATTTTAAATCTACCTTCTGATTTATCAAACGTCATTAAACTAACAAGTTCACCATTATAGAATAATCCAATAGAATATTTATTAGATACATATCCTTGGATATGATTTTTATTTAAAAATTCTTTAGAAATTTTATTATCTACTTCAGATACATGACATTTTCTTCCATAAATACGATTATCTGTGACTCCTAGTAAATTACTTATTTGACTTTTTAATATTTCACTTTTATTTAACCAATCATCCTCCCAAATATGGATAATTCTAATTCCCTTTGCTTTAAAAAACTCTGATTTCATCTTATGATAATTTTTATCCAAATATTCTTCTGAATGCCAGTATAACCCATTGAATTCAAATCCCAATTTTATATCTGGAAGATATATATCAATTTCAAGTTTATCTTTAAAGTTTCTTATAATATCTTTACTATAGATAGATTTTATAAATTTATAAAATTCTGATTCTTTAATAGATGATGAATCTCCTATTGGGTTACAAATTGTACATATTGGAATATTTGATTTTTTTCTAGTATAATAATTATCATTTTTTATTTCAAATGTGTGATCAAAATTATTATCACATTTAAAAAGAGATGTATTATCCTTTATATAATTTATATAATTAACATCACTTGATATTTTTGATGTTTTTAATCTTATTTCTTCTGATTTTGATATATGCTCAACTCTATATTTCTTTAATAACGTTTGTTTTGATTTTTCCTTAAATATCTCGGATTGTTGTAAAAATTCAACTCCATATTTTTCTAAATTTGTTAATTTAGTCTTTTCTTGAGTCTCCTTTAGTTGCATATGACTAATAACACCAATATTTTTAATATTTGTCTCTTTAGCCTTATCAGATCCACAAATTTTTGAACAGGCATATTTATTACCAACTGAAATATTTCTATAATATTCTCTATAAGTAATTTCCACCTCTTTATTACAATAGTCACATATTACGTTTATTAGTTGCCTTGATCCAGTATTTAAATGATTAATATTCACATCAATAAACTCACCAGTTATATCATATCCAAGTGATTTAAAATATGGTAACTTTCTACACCCTTTAGTTGGAATTTTAATAAAATTATTTTTTAACATATTATATATATTAAAATGTGGCAACTCCCTTTAATAAAAAAAACCTTAACATTGTTAAGGTTTTTTAAGTTTTTCTAATTATTATATTAAATTAAGCTCTTTCTCTTTCTTTATATTGTAATTCTTTAACTGATTGTAAATCTACTTCTAATGATTTTCTTCTCTTTTCTAGATTTTCTAAAGCAACATTTAAAACATTAGATTCTCCTATGTATTTAATTGAAGTTTTTACTTTACTGATGTTAAATTTAACATCTTCTAATTTTAATGAAATTTCTCTTTCTTTATCTTCTAATTTCTTTTTACTTACTAATTCTTTACTTAATTTATTTTCATAAAAATATGTCAAATCGTAATTTAATTCATTTCTAACCTCGTTTACTAATTCAATAGCTGATTCGTATTTGAAGAATGAATTACCATATCTTTCATCACATCTATAAAGATAAGTAGCATTTTTATAATTAAATGCAAATGCTTCTAAATAAGGATTAACTAAGTTAGAAACTCTCTTAACAACATCTAATTCAACAAATTTATCTAAATTATTTGAAGTTTCTAATAAAACAGGATAGAAATTTTTATTAACAATAGGAATGATAGGAGAACTGAATAAATTTTCTAAAGTTGTTTCTTTATTCATTTCATCATCATTGATGAAGATAATTCCTTTTTTAGAAACAGATAAACCAACTGTTAAGTTTTCAGAAATTCTGAAATTAACTCTATCTTCAGTAATATCTGCATATTTCATAGCAGTTTCCAAAGTTCTTAAAACTCTTAATTTATTATTGTCTTTAACATGAGTCTCTAAAAGAGTTTTTTCAACATTATTCTCAGATAATAAGAACCATGATTCCTTTACTAAACAAAGATATCCATCTTCAACTTGTTCAACAACAGTGAAAACGGACTCACCTTTACCACCTGATAGTAAATTTGCTTTTTGTTCTGGAGATTTTGTTAAATTATGAACGAATAATTTAATTTCAGGAACCCAATCATAAATAGCTAATTCATTAAGAACTTTTGACAATCTATCTTGATCATTCTCTAAATTGATAGTTTGTAAAAGGACATTAATAGGTTGTCTATATAATTCTCCTTGATTTTTGCTATTCAAAACATTATATAAATGTTTTAATTCATATAAAAGCTGATACTCTCTCATATCAGTATTAAGTGATTCAAGAAGTGATTTAACACTTTTATCAAAAGTATAAGTTCTTAATCTTTCATTAAGAGCGTTAATAACTTGCTTCTCAGATAATTCATTGCATAATCCAATATAGGATTCAACTATCATTGAAACTTCTTCTTGATCCATACTTGAATTTTTTCTGAAATTAAATAGTTCTAATTTAATATTCTTCATAATAAATATTGTTTTTTATTTTATATAATCTATATATAATAAAATAAAAATGAATTTTTCCCATTTTTTATTAATAGACATTACTATATATATTTATTCCTGAAACTTATTTTTTTCACTTTGTTTATCTAACTGCTGTGAATCATTATTATTCCATTTTGATGGCTTTCCATTGCTTTTTGCTTCACGTAAATGCAAGTACCATTTAGTTCTTTTAGGATTAACTATGTCATTGCCATTATCATTTCTAAATGCCGGATAATAAGTATGAACTTCAAAAGAAACGGTTAACTTGATAGCATTATCACTGGTCATATTTTTTTCTCTTGATATATCAACTTGTTGATCATCAGGCATCAATAGAACAGCATCTATATTCATGAAATTGTGCTCAAAATACATAAACCTATAAAGCCACAAGGTATTAATAATTGCTTGACTACATTTAAATGAGTCGATTTCAGAATTTACCAAAACCACTAAGTCATATTTAACTGAAATAGGAACTGCTCTAATTTTTGCTAAAACTTTTTTAATTTCTGTTTCATTTTCAACTACCATTCTTAACCAAACATTCGGATTAGCAAATTCATCTGATTTGATATTAAATCCAGTCATAGTTAGATGACCTCTCGGTATAATATCAGTATTTAACTCAACATATCTGTTATCAGAAACTACATCATCAGTGAAGCTGTCTAGTAAAAATCTTTCATCACCTGTCATGGAGTAATAAAATGGTACCCTAACTTCTCTGTCACCAGAGGAAAAACGATTCGTCCAGAAAACCTCTCCCTCAATTGTATCTAATACACAAACGGTTAAATCGCGAAAAAAGCAATCTTCGAAGTTGTAACGATCACCTATCATAACCTTAAATTATTTTTATAATCCGATTCCCAAATAGAAACTATTTTATAACCCAATAGTTTAAGACATTCTTCTCTATCGATAGTTTTTTTGTATAGATATCCAAACTTTTTCCCATTTACATTATTAACATCATCTTGATTATATATATTCGGATTTCCATGCCAAAAATCTCCATAAAATTCATATATAATTTTATTTTTCAAGTCTATACCATCAACAAATACATTTCCTATTTTATATTGTCTGTAATCTTTATCTATATTAAATTCATTTAACCATATATTTTCAATTATTCCACCATTTCTATTACATATCCCACACCCCCTACCATTTAGATGTGAATTTGGTGTCATCTCGAATACCCCATGCTTAGAACAATTTATTTTAATTTTTTTATTGGACTTTTTATAATCAGTCAGATCATATTCATATTTATCCTGATGTACTAAATTAGCTTTTTCGATGAAAGATTCTCTCGTTGAGGATCCCTTACCTATACTATTACATTTAATACACCCACCAGTTTTGGAATCCAAGTGCTTCATTGGTGATTGATAAAATTCAAAATCATGTTTTTTACACCTTATGAGAACCTTATTTCTCATTTTAACATATTCCACTTTGGAATAGTCATATCTATCGGAATGTATTTTCCTAAATTTCGAAATTATATCATTGATATTGTTCTTCCTACTTTCTGATCTTTTCAATAGTCCGCAATTTGGACATCCAGATACATAATGGGAGTTGGGAATCTGTGAGAATTCACCATGGTGTGGACAATTGATCAAAACTTTTGTTCTGTCATTTTTGTAATCAACCAGTGAATAGTCATATTTATCTCCGTGTTTTAATTTGGACTTTTCTATAAATTTATTGGTATCATACTTAATCATTAATTATATATTAATTTTATATCCTTCTCATTTTAATATATAATCTATGAAGTATCTAAAGTATTTTGAAAATGTCGAATCGTCAGTTAGATCGAAACTGGAATCAATTGTTTCTATGTATGAATATCTATGTGATAATGATAATATTACCATTTTTTAAAGGATCGGAAATGAAGTATATTGATGGTGTTAAGAGAATGAATGAGTACGGATACAATTTTACTTCATATGAAGAGAATTTTCAGGAAATTAACGATGATGAAAATGTAAAAATTAGTCATATACACATCTATTTTACAATAAGAGATCCAAAATTTCTACCTGAACTAAAATCTACTTTCTTAAATAGAATAAAGAAATTTAAATTCTTTTAATTGAACTTTTCAACTTGTGTCCATAATAATTATATTAAATTGACATATGAAAGAACTTTTACTTAGTGAAAAGTGGAGACCAAAAAATTTAGAAAATATCATTCTTCTTCCAAGAATTAGAAAAATATTTGAATCTGGGATTAAACAAAATGTCATTCTTTATGGACATTACGGCACCGGCAAAACCACACTTGCTAGAATTTTAATAGGCAAATATTCTAAAAATAAAGCTTTTCTTGAAATAAATTCATCATTTTATACATCAATAGATGTTCTTAGAACTAAGATTGATGACTTCTGTTCTAAAGTTTATATGGGATTAGACTTAGATACTGAAGTTGAGATGGATCCTATCAAATATGTTTTTTTAGATGAGTTTGAAAGAACTTCTACCCAATATCAAGATGCACTAAAAGCCTATATTGAAGAATATTCCGCTAAAAATGTGAGATTTATATTTAATACCAATCATATCAATAAAATTTCTGATGGTATTAAATCCAGATTAATGCAAGTAAATTTTGATTGTGTTAGTGCTGAAGAAGAAAAATTTCTTAAAACATCTATTTACAAAAGGATTATGGATGTTATTGCACCTAAAGAAAACATTTCACTAAAAAAAGAAGACCTAATTAAGATTATCAATAAAAACTTTCCAGATTTTCGTTCTATTATGAATGAAATCCAACACTTTAAGGAGACTGGTGAGACTATTGTTGCTGCATCAGTTGTTAATCTTAAATTAAGAAATGATTTATATTCAATTGTATATGATAAATCAAAAACCTATGAAGATATTTATCACTTTTTAATGGATAACTTTGGTCCAGAAAAAATTGATGAAATGATGTCTTTATTTGGAAGAAGTTTTATCCAATGGAGTTTTGCTGAGAAAAGAGAAAACATCGATAAATTATTTCAAGTTAATTATATTTTAGCTGAAAATACTAGATTATTGGAAACTGCAACTGACCCTATTATTGTTGGTATGACGGTAATAGGAAGATTAAGAGACTTGTTTTAATCCTTCATTTTTATTTTTAACTATATCTGTGCTGTAAAATTTTAATATATATTGCAATTATGGCACAAACTTACGATTTTAGGGACTTTTATATTAGATACAAAGGGCATCCTATGTATAAAGATGGAGTACTTGTGCAAGATGATGTCATACATGTTATTATTCAAAAATATGAAATGATATTATTTACCAACCAAGGTGAACTCTTAGGTGATCCAAATTTCGGATGCAACCTTGAGGAGTTATTATATGAAACTAGAGTTGATTCCAAAATTGTTGAAAATCAAATTAGAGCACAAATCTCACAATATATTACAGAGTTAGATAGTATGAATTATAACCTAAATGTTGTTTTTGCACAAGATGTTGAGAATTATCAAGAAATGATGTATGTTTACTTTGAATTAGCAGATTACGAAGTATTTGCTCAAATAGGCACACAGTATGGTGGATTTTAAATTTAAACTTTAAATATTTTTTAAAATAAAATTATAAAATATAATTTATGAGGACTATTTTAATGCAATTTTGGGAAGAATCAGAAAGAGGATGGGGAATTAGACCCGATGGAGCTTCTTTACATATAGATAAACAATCACACAAAAGATATATAAAAGAGGTTTATAATGATAGAGATATTAACAATATCCCAAATGAGTATGAAAGAATTGTTGGGAATCCAATAGAAGTGAAGGTTGAAGACGAGATATATAATATTGTATCATCTGAAAAAACTTTAAGATTGGCTCAATTTCAATTAAGTAATTTAATTAAATTAAAAAATATTATTGTAGATGTTGATTAGTTTTTTACATAAAATGTTTCATATAATGTCTTTATTTTTTATTTGGTCAGAATTTTACCATATAAAATATAAAGATAGACTTTATGTAAGATTCAATGAAAGAAAAATAGACAAGACCACTTTTACAGATTATATTTTTTATATAACAAAGATTTTTTATTTTATCTGGGTATTAGTTGGATTATTTTCTGCCCATTCAATGGCTTTTTTATCTATTTTATTAATTTCTGCGATAAAATTTTTTATCGTTTTATTCAAAAGTAAAAGGGTTACTGATATCTATGACGTAATATGTAGTGTTTCATGTATCTTAATTTTGGGATATATGTTTTTTAAATCAACCTTTTGATAAGTGTTGTTCTGTGATAATAATGAATTCAAATCCTTTTCTCTGACAATATTCTATCATATATTTCCACTTTGATAAATTCTTATTCCACATAATCAGGCTATATTTGAAATTCTTTAATTGTTTAGCTGTTGCATTTTGGGGTAATTTTGGTTCAACAGTTTCATTAGAAGGTTTTACTTCAGCAACAACCCTTGATATAGAACCATCAGATCTTTTTAACTCATAGTAAAAATCAGGATAATAGGTATGAGTTGTTGTTTCTAAGCTTTTGGTAACTTCATTATATTCAGTTTTTTGGTAAGGTATATTAAGACTCTCGGCTGACCATTTTAAAATATTATCATTACTATCTAACCAAATCATTATCTTCTTTTCCAATGAACTCCTATAATAGAGTCCACCGATTGAATTTAATTTAATTATCTTATCTTTATTTATTGGAGTGAACAATCCTTGATGGTATTTTTTATTATTTGGTACGTTATTTATCATATGATAATCTGTTTTTAATATATATAAATAATGAAGGTCCTCTGGGATTACTTCATTACGAGGGCAGATCAATTTTTAATATATACTTTATGCCAATTAGATTATCAATAGACGAATTCATTAGTAGATCCTCAAAATTATATAATAATAGATATGATTACTCATTGGTACATTACCAAAATTGCATGTCAAAGGTTAAGATTATTTGTCCTGATCATGGAATATTTGAACAAACTCCACAGAATCATTTAAATGGACATCCATGTAAAAAATGCTCAAGAAATATTGTATCATCATATCAAAGAAGGGGACATGAATTTATCGAAAAGTCAAATCTTAAATTTGATAGAAAATATGATTATTCATTGGTTAACTATGAAAATAGGGCTAAAAAAATAAAAATTATTTGCCCTGATCATGGAGTATTCAAACAAACTCCAATCAATCATTTATCTAGAGGATGTAAAAAATGTTCGATTCTAAAAAAGGCCAAGATTAACGAATCGATATTCATTAATAAATCAAATATAATACATAAGGATAAATATGATTATTCATTAGTGAGTTATAAATCCGATAAAATAAAGGTCGTAATAAAATGTAAAAAACACGGAGATTTCCTGCAACAACCAAATACGCACCTAAGTGGTCGTGGATGTCCCTCTTGTTCAAGTAGTAAAGGAGAAAATATGATCTTAAATTATTTATCAAAGAGGGGAATATTATTTGAGAAGGAAAAAAAATTTGAAAGATGCTCAAATGTAAATAACTTATTATTTGACTTCTACATACCAAATTTAAATACTTGTATTGAATTTGATGGTAAACAACATTTTGAATCTATTAATTTTTTTGGTGGTGATGATCAACTTAATGATATCAAAAAAAGAGATCAGATTAAGAATCAATATTGCCTAGATAATAATATAAATTTAGTGAGAATACCATACTATGATATTAATAGTATAGATAAAATTTTAGATAGTATATGGGAGAATTAATAGAAAGAATTAAGTTAAGTAACCTAGTGCATGGTGATGGAATTGCTGAAAATTTCAAAGCAAATTCAATATTCTTCCAAGAAGCATATTCCAAGTCTGATAAGAATGTAATGAGTATTCCAATAGGTAAAATACAAGTTGGTGGATTTTACTTTTTTTTTTATTTAGATGATTCCAATTGGATGAGATACTCCCCGGTATTCACCGTTGATTTTAAGAAATTTGATAATCTAATAATTGTATATGGAGTTAACTTCAACTTCATACCACTTGAAATAAGATCAACTATTTTTGATAAATTTATGACCGAAGATAACTTTGAAAAAGATATATTACTCCCTGTGACCTATCAGGGTGTTTATAAAGAATTGTTGAAATATGGATTTGAATATGCTATAGTCGAATATAATCTAGCCCAGGTTAAGTATGTACATAAGATAAGTATGAATTTAGTTCCAAGATTTTTATATTCTCAACATCCAGTTAATAAATATGATCCAAATAAATTATACAGTATTTGGAGTGCTAAGATAGATGATAAAGCTGAACGTCACAGAGAAATGTCATCTGCTTTAATTAAAGATTTCTATACAGCTTCTGATGATATTTTAGATAATTATACACTATTAAAAAACCACATAGCCAGAATTCAAAAAAGTATAGATAAATATGGTGGATAAACTTATTTAATATATTATAGTATAACTCAATATGCTAAATTTAATATATATGAAAAAATATTTTGCTTAAATGCCTAGCTATAATCCACTTAACCAACAAACAACCAATATACAATCTGCGGTAGAGAACAAAGGTTTATTCAATAGATTATTGAGAGGTCTTAGCTCTTGGGGTATGAAATATGATGACATGATCATCAGAAATACTGTAGGTGTTGGTATGAATGAAGACCCTTATTCTATTAAGTCAAACTCAATGTATGACTTTTTCTCACAAAGGGCGGTTGCACAAGTTTTAAATAAAAAATCTATTCCTTATTTAGATAGAGCTTATTCTGATAAAAGAAGAATTTTAAGAGAATATTCAATCAAAGATGAAATTAGAGATTTCGTTTCTACTGTAGCAGATGAATCTATTGTATATAATGATGATAGAGATTTTTGCTTTATCAAATCTTTAACCAATGATTATTCACAAGATATCAAAGATAAATGTCAGGAATATTTTGAGAAAATTTATAATAAATATGGATTTTCAGATGGTATCACTGCTTGGAATATGATAAAAGATTTCTTGATTGATGGTTATGTAGCTTTGGAAATAGTTTGGGATGATAAAAAGAAAAATATTATTTATTTTAATAGATTAAGACCAGAAACACTTGTTCCTGCTTATGAACCTACAATCGGTAACTTATGGATTCAATATCCAGAAGATCCTCAGTTAAGAAGAATTTTTCTTGACTCTCAAATAGTTTTCATATCTTATTCTACTCAACATGACTATTCAGAGACTTCTTATGTAGAAGGACTTATTAAACCATATAATCAGTTAAAAATTATTGAACAAACAAGAATTATGTTCAATGTTATTAATGCAACTGTTTATCAAAAATTTACTATACCTATTAAAGGTTTACCAAGACAAAGAGCAGAAGAACAAATTGGACAATTAATTGCTGATTATTCTGAAGAAGTTGAATGGGATGATAGCCTAGGGACTCTAACTATTAGCGGCTCTAAACATTTACCTTATAACAAGCAAATATGGTTCCCTGAAGGTGATGCTGGAACTCCAAATATGGAATTAGTTTCTCCTGAAGGTCATAATTTGAATGAAAGTGATATGTTGACTTGGTTTTTTAACTCTCTAAAAAGAGCTACTAAAATACCTTTTTCAAGATTTGAAAAAGAAAATGGTGGTGGAAATGTATTTCAAGATGCGTCAGAAATGACTAGAGATGAGGTAAAATTCTCAAATTTCATCAATAGATTAAGATCTAATTTCAAAGAATTGATTGTAAAACCTTTGAAATTACAAATGTGTATGGAGTTTCCTGAATTAAAAGATGATGAAATATTTTTAAATCAGGTAGATATCAACTTTAATTCTAATCAAATATTTGAAGAATGGAAAAAATTAGCTAATATGGAAAAAAGATCTTCTATATTATCAACACTTTTAGGAATTCAAACTGCGGATGGTCAACCATATTTTCATATTGAATATTTAATTGATAAAGTAATGAAGTTGACTCCAGAAGAAAAAGAAGAAAATAAAGCTTATTGGATTAAAGCTAAAGGAATGGGAGCTGGTACATCTGCCGCTGGTGAGGGTGGAGAATTTGCACCTGAAGGCGGATCAGCACCTGAAGGAGGCGGATTAGCACCTGAAGGTGGAGTACCACCAGCACCTGAAGGAGGATCACCTGAAGCTGGAGCAGAAGGTGGTGGAGAATTTGAATTCTAATTTTTATATTTTTTACTAATTAATTCTTGAGATTTTGATGGATTATCAACTCCCCATTTTTCTATCATGGTTCGTTGTATTCTTTTTTTAATCTCTTTATTCTGAATTGGATAATCAACTCCATGATTAATATTCAATGACCTTTTTCTTTTAGATTCGGAGCATTTTCGACAATAGTATTCTCCCCACTTATTACCATATTTAACATAGTTTTTGAATATAACATCTTTGGTATTACCACACCCATCGCACTGACAGGTAATTTTTTGATGACTACCTGTTGATAGTAATTCAATTGGTATTAATAATTTCTCACCAATAGTAACATTATAACCCAATTCTTCATAATAGGAATAATTGGTCTCATTAATTTTTATTGATATCTCTCTTGTTATAATCATTTTCTATTTAGTATTCTTTTATAAATTGGTCCTCTATCAATATCTATATTAAATGTGTTTATCTCACCACCACAAAATACGGGTTTTAAAACTAAATAATCTTCAAGGTCTTTTAATTTTTTACCTTCTGTTGTTTCAAGAATTTTAATAAACCCATAATACTTATTATTTATAGAAAAAATTTGTGAAATAACATGTGATACTCTTGATAAATCAATTTGACACATATAACTATTTGTATATGGCTCACCAATAACTGGTAAAAAATTTGATTTTTCTTCAAATTTTTCATCTAATAACTCACAAATAGCTTTTTCTCTATGATGAAATTTATTATTCTTAAAATTGATAAATAATTTATCAAAATCTTGGATTTCTGTAAAAATTTCAAGCTTAATAAAATTTTCCATGATCATTATAGAAGTCAAAATTCACAAAGTTTTTCGTCTATCTATAAAAAATCCACCCTTTATTTTTTTAGGTTTTTCAAGGTTATATATATTGATACAAAATAATTAATTAATTAATGAAACCAGTACTAATTGTTGAAAACAATACAAGTCCTTTAAGTCTATATGAAAGCACTCAAACAGGCAAGAAAGATTATGTTTTAGGTGGTATATTCACTGAATTCGGTGTTAAAAACCGTAATGAAAGAATATACACAGCTGACAAATTCATTCCATGCTTAGATGAACTTAATGAAAGAATCAGTACTATGGGTGTAGTTTATGGTGAGTTCGACCACCCTGATGTTTTTGACACATCACTTTCAAGAGCTTCTCACCTTATCAGAAGTGTAAATTATGTCAAAGAACATAATAGAGTTGATGGTAAAATCAAACTATTAAATACCTATTGGGGTAAAGAAGCAAAAGCTTTAGTTGATGATGGTTGTCCAGTTTTTGTTTCATCAAGAGCTGCTGGTATTACAGAAGCTGATGGAACTGTAACATTAAAAAAATTATTTACTTATGATATAGTTGCTGATCCGGGTTTCGCATCAGCTAAATTAAGCTCAATCAATGAGTCATTAAACTATTCAAATAACACCAACTTTAGGATATATGAAATGTCCGATGAGTCAAAAATTAACGATTTATTCAACATGAACAAAGATCAATTTGTTACCAAAAATCAGTTAACCGACTATTCTAAGTATATCATCAATGAGATATCATCTACTAAGAAAGAAGTTAGAACTGCATTAAAATCTGGTAACTTAAATCCGAAAAAGCTAGAACAACTCTTAGAATACTACGAAGAGTTACAAAAAACTAACGACCAAGTAGTTAAGTACTTAGATTACTTAGCTGAGAAGGTACAAATTGTTGTTAATGAAAACAAATCATTAAAATCAACAACTGACAAATTAGTTAGTCACAATGACTACTTAGCAGAAAACTTAGAAAAAGCTATCAATTATTCTGAGTATGTAGCAGAAAATTTAGATAAGAATATTTCTTACTCTGAATATATCGCTGAAAACTTAGACAAAAACATTGTTTACTCTGAATATATCGCTGAGAATTTAGATAAGAATATTTCTTACTCTGAATATATCGCTGAGAACTTAGACAAAAACATTGCTTACTCTGAATATATCGCTGAAAACTTAGACAAAAACATTGCTTACTCTGAATATATCGCTGAGAATTTAGATAAGAATATTTCTTACTCTGAATATATCGCAGAAAATTTAGATAACACAATTGCTTATTCTGAATATTTAGCAGAACATGTAGAAGGTAACATCGCCTACTCTGAATACATCGCTGAACATTTAGATGATAATATCGCTTATGCAGAATACATTGCTGAGAATTTAGATAAAACTGTTTCTTATGCAGGTATGATTTCTGAAAAATTAAATGGCGGTAAATTATTTGAAAACAATGGTGAATCATTACCAAGTTTAAAAGACGCTGGTTTTGAAATGTTACCAGAATTTGAAGAAGAAGAAGAAGAAGGGTGGAATGATCACGAAGAAGAAGAAGAAGGACATGAGGGACATGAGGGACATGAGGGTCATGAAGGACATGAAGGACATGAAGATCATGAAAGTCACGAAGAAGAAGAAGAAGGGCATGAGGAAGACGAAAAAATGGAAGAAAATTTTGATGGTAAGTCAGACAGTGATTTATCAAAACAAATAGACAAACTAATAGAAGAAGCTAAAAAACGTAAAGTTTCTGAATCTAGCGATTTGCATTTCTTGAAGTTTTTAAACAAGTCTCAAGTTGATAGTTTTTACGAATTATCAAATGAAGATCAAGAACAAGTAAAACTTTATATAAACGAAAGAAGTTATTTTACAAGTTCTGAAGTTATAAAACTTATCACTGAAGCACTTTCAGTTAAGAATGAAAAAATCGAGGACAAATTAGTCAGATTGATGCCTGAAAACATTAAGCCAATCTGGAGTCAATTAAACGAGGGTTCTAAAAAATCTATCTTATCACAAGCTAGATTATATCCAGAATTGAATACCGAATCTAAAATCGAACATTTCTGGTTAACTAGAAACCTTAAGAAAAATGAATCTGTAACAAAGAAATTAGTTGCACACGAAAGTTTAATTCAAGAAGATAGACTTTCTGATAGTGAAGTTAATTTAATCATGGAAAGATTCAAAAACCTTTAATCTTTATAACAAAATTATAAAGACCAAAAAACAAAAAAAATTCAAATGTCAAACATTAGAATAGACAAACAAAAAGCCTACAAAAAATGGGCTCCAGTATTAGAGAACATGGGAGTTCAAGGCGAAGAAAGATTAGATTGGATGTCAGAATATGCTGAGTACCACTCAATCAATGAAAACGCATACCTTAACGCAGGTATCGCAGGTATGGGTAACGTAGTAGCTCCTCAACCAGCTGCTTACTCAGGACAAACTGTAAACACTACAGGTACTCAAGTTGGTTCTGGTGACTTAGGTCAAAACTTATTACCAGTAGCAATGAAGATTGCAGCTCAAACAATTGGTCTTGACCTTGTTGCTGTAAAACCTTCTCCAGGTCCAAAAATCGACTTGTTATACATCGATTTCCAATACGATGATTTACAAGGTCCTGATTTCAGACCACAATTATTCAAATTGAATAGTGATAACTCAAGTGCTGTTATTAGTGCTATTACTGCTGACTTAGCTTCTGCAAGTATCACTCAGACAGTAGGTGGCTTATCAGGTGGTAGATTATGGTATAACATCAGCTCTAGTGGCAATGGTTCTACTACTGATCCTAGCCCAAGCAATCACCAAAATATCGTAGAGTTCTTAGGATTCTCTCGTATTGATGGTTTACCAATGTTTAAGGCTTACAGACAAGCTAACGCAGTTGGATACGGTGGAACTCCGGTTACTGCTCCTTATACATTCGACCAAACTTTAAACACATTTACACCAAGCGCATCAATGCTTTCTCAAATCATTTATGTGAGCACTGTAGGTGTTACGGCTAGCAATCCTCAAGTTGAATTAATTTCAGCTTTAGAAGACCATATTCCTGGTTTCGTTTCTAACTGGACTTCTGCTGGTAATTTCCCTGGTCAATATCCAATGGGAAGAGGTGATGATGACAACACTTATGCTGGTGTAATCGGACCTAAAATTTCTTCTAAAACTGTTGCAGTTGGTAGTATTGAAGTATCTTCAGCATTAAGAAGAACTGAAATTGAAGATATCAAAGCTAACACTGGTATGGATATCGTTCAAAAAATGGAGTCTATCCTTGTTAACGAATTGTCTCAAACAATTTCTAAACAAATCGTAGCTAAAATCTTCGAATTAGGTGTATTAAACAAACAATCTGCTCCTGTAAGAAGTGGTGTTTCTATCTTCGATTTAAACACAAACTACGTAGCATCTGGCCCAGGTGGTGAAACTACACACGCTGTACAAAGAAAGTTAATCACTAAATTAGTACACGCTTCTAACTTCATCGCAACTGAAGGTCGTGTTGGACCAGCTCAATTCGCTGTTACAAACGGAGGTTTAGCAGCAGCTTTCATGGATATCGCTGGTTACACTATTAACCCAGTTAAATCTAAATTAAACGGATCAGGTCAATTATACCCTGTAGGTCAAATCGGTGATATCACTATATATGTTGATCCTTACATGAAGTATAACGACGACAGAATTGTTATCGGTAGAAAGAACAATCCTGATCAACCTGGTGTTATCTTTGTTCCATATTTAATGGCACAATCTATTAGCATCATTTCTGAAGCTACTTTCGCTCCAAGAATGCTTTTACGTTCTAGATATGCTGTAGCTGAAGTTGGTTGGTATCCTCAAAAACAATATATGCAAATCAACGTTACTGACGCTGGTGGTTACCTTAACTAATACATATATTAGTCTTAAAAAAACCCTCTCATTTGAGAGGGTTTTTCATTTAAAGGGAAATGCATTATTTAATATATATCTGAAACAACATTTGCACGATGAATACGGAAAAAATTAAAATATTAAATGATATAACTCAAAATAAATCAAATAGACTTCGCGAATCTTATTTAAAAAAAAATTATATTAATATTTATAATGATATACAATCATATTGTAGTAATATACCTGACTTACCATTTATTCAAAAGATATGGCATTGGACAAATGATATGAATAGTTATTTTTTATGTAAATGTGGTAAGAAAACATCATTTAATAGAAATTGGATTGAAGGGTATAGAAAAAACTGTTCTGCTAAATGTTCACAATCAGAAAATGATGTAAAGGAAAAAAGAAAAAAGACAACTATAGAAAAATATGGGGTTGATAATATTGCAAAAATAGAATCTATAAAAATAAAAACAGAAAAGACAAACATTGAAAAATATGGATACAAATCATCATTTCAAAATATAGATGTTAAAAATAAATGGAGAAAAACAATTATAGAAAAATATGGAACTGATCATTATTTTAAAACAGATGAATTTAAAATAAAAACTAAAAAATATTACTTAGAAAAATATGGAGTTGAGCATCAGTTAGATATAGAATATGTTAAACAAAGGATAAAAGAAACATGTATTAGAAAATATGGAGTTAATACTTATTTAAATACGGATCATTCAAGATCTTGTATCAAAAAATATAATAGATCTTCTTATGAGGATGAAATTATCAATTGGATTAAGTCAATGGGTATATATGTTGAATCATCAAGTAGAATAATAAGTCCGATGATAATAGATATATATCTACCCGATAATAAAATAGCAATAGAATTTAATGGATTATATTGGCATTCTGAAATATTTAAAGATAAAAATTATCATATAGAAAAAACAAAAAGATGTGATAATATAGGTATATCATTAATACATATTTGGGAAGATGAT